AGATAAGGATTTTAAGTTTATTGAGGACACCAATAAGCGTCCACTAATGGAGTGTGGACATGTAGCACTTTTTCAAAAGAATTTTGACAATGATGGTATGATTACTGAAGTTCCCGTTTGTCTCAGATGCGGATGTAGCACAATTGAAAAAGAGAATGTTGATTTGAGAGAGAGAAAATGTAGATGTTCAATGTGTGGTAAACTTGTGAAGTCTAATCTTGATCTAATGGGTTTTAGATACAGGAAGAACAGTGCATTTGATGTTTATTATTGTGGATGTGCAAATGACATTCTTGAAAACATTATGAATAATGAAAACGGAATAAAGGTCAAGGTAAATCTATGATTGAAGATATTGTTGGAATTCATTTGAAGAACGAGTCTAATAGAAAACTGTTTAATATTTGTGATGTATTTATTGACGCCTTTACAAAAATTCAGGTTGATATTATGCAATGCGAGGAACCTCTTGCTGAAAACGCTTTTTATGTCATGTTTTTGGAAGAACTTTTTGGTAGCGATTATAAAACAATAGGAGAGTTTTTGGAACAGTCTAAGACTATGACCAATAACGGATCGGGTGAGTAATGCTAGTACTTAACATTGTGGACGATTGGTATATTACAGCGACAACCTGTAATTTTGTCGTTGGACAATGGAATGGTCATACTTATTATCCAAAAGATGAAAAAAGGTTCGGGACAAACGAGCGTTTTCCTAAATTTACAGAAACCCATTATTTTAGTGATTTACCATCTTGTTTTTCTTTTATTCTTAAAGAATATCAAATTGACGCGTTTTATCAAGCTGAAACTGGAAAAGAATTGATTGAGATTTTAACGAATCTTAAAAATTCTATGGAAATTATAAGCGATGCATTAAGCGATTCCTTTTTAAAACACCAGAAGGAATATAAGAGAGCTAAGAAAAAGGACAGGGGTTAATTCCCCTGCCCTTTTAGTCTTTCCATAATTTTATTTGTTTTACTTGTTTTAATAATCTTTGTGTGATACAAATACGCTTGTGTTGTCTCTGTTTTTGAGTGTCCGAGTTGATCCTTCAAATCTTCAATACTTGTTCCCATTTCATATGATTCTGTTGCGTAGAATCTTCTCATTGAGTGACAACTAATTTTTGTATAATCTACTTTAGCAAGTTTCGCTACTTTCTTTATAATATTGTGAATAGACACAAGTGACAGTTTAGTTTCAATATAGTTAGGTGCATGTGATACGAGAAGATACTGTTCCTGATCTTTCCATCCTATACCTCTCATTTCAAGATACTTTTCGATTAAAGGAAATAGATCGTCGGGAAGAACACAATATCTTTCTTTATTCCCTTTACCATGGATCAGGATCAGATAAGTTCCCTTATGTGTGGTTATATCACCAATCTTAATGTTTGCCATTTCTTCATGTCTGATTCCTGTAGATATGAAGAGAGTAACAATGATTTTATCTCTTATATTTACAATCGTATCTTCTGTGCAGGAATAAAGCATTTTAGAAGCATCGTCTTCTGTTGCACAGTATGTTCTTGAAAAGTCTTTCTGTGCTTTAAGTCTCTTACATCCTTCTTTTGTATCAAATGGGTTGTATTCAGCGATTTTTATGTCTCTTCTTGTAAGGAAGTTATAAAAGTTTTTAAGAGCAGAAATTTTAAGATTAATAGTAGAGTTTGATAATCCCTTCTTCTTTAAGTCTTGAATGAAAAGATTTGCTGTGTCTACAGTAACGCTATTAATCATATCTACTGATATATCAGAAAGATTTACAACACAGAAGAAGTCCTTAATATATGCTATATATGTTCTCTTTGTATTCTTTGTAAGTGTTCTTGTATAGGAACTTTCGATGTTATCTTTTGTTACTTCAAGTTTCTGATAAGGTCTCATTAATTCATTCATATTATTACCTCCGCTTTATACAACCATTTTATCATTAACCTTTCTTTTTGTCAATATGGTAGTTAATGATAGAATACACCTATTGACAAAATGTGTAAAATATGTTATAATATAAGTAAAATTTGATAATATAAGGAGTTCAACATGGATAAAGACTGGAACAAAATTTATGAATCACCTCAAAGAGTTAAGAGGTTTCTTAAGGAATATCAATCAATTAAATCTCAAGTGTGTAGTATTTATGAATGTGTATATTATAAGGAAAATATAAGTTATTATAAAAACACTCCGTCTTATTTTGAAAATGAGTTTAATTTATTTATTTATGATTTTGAAAATATAATTGAAGAAGTAAGACCAAATCTCACAAAAAAGGAATGGAGAGACTTATGTATGTGGGTTTATGGTTTTAACGAACAAGAAATAGCTGATTATTATAATACACAACGTGAAGGTGTACATGGTAGAATTATTTCTGTATCTAAAAAAATAATTAAAAGGTGGAAAATGAAAAATGGCACAAAGATGTTTATTTCTTAATGGAGAATCTATTTACTTAAAGAGTGAACAATGTTATGAAAAAAGACTTGAAATTGTAAATTATTTATTGGAAAAATATGCAGATCGGTTTTCTCTCGATGTAGAAAACGAAAAAGAACTTGAGGCTCATTCTGCGAGACTTGATTTTCTTACATTTTATTTGCTTTATAATAAGTATGACCCTGATATTCTTTCACTTAAACAACTTGAACATATAAGGCATAAAGAAGTACAATTTCCAGATTAATTACTTTTTAAGGTTAAATAAGTGTATTATCAATTGAAACGAGGTAAAAACAATTGGATATTGAACAATTTTGTAAAGATTTGAAGAATAATGGTTTTACTTATTCAGATATTTGTAGGTCGTTATCTTCCGGTGGAATAATAAGATCAGAGGATCAGGTTAGGTATATGCTTGTTAGAAAAGATAAGCCTAGACTTTCTGTAAAAGATAAATTATCTCTTAATAAGATGGAAAAAGTTCTTGTTCTGTGTGATTTACATGTCCCGTTTAATCTTGATGTTTTGTCCATTGTTGAAAAGCACAAGGATGAAGTATCGACAATTATAATCGGCGGTGATCTTGTAGATTGTGCTGAGATATCAAAATTTGTATCCCTTGGTAAATATACCCTTGAAGAAGAAAAGATTAAGGCTCACCAAATTCTTGTTGAAATAAATAAGATTTGCCCCGATATTCCTAAGGTTTTGATTACTGGTAATCATGAAACAAGGTGGGGAAGATATCTTGCAAAGAATGGTGGAGTTCTTACTAATTTTCATAGTGGTAATATTTTAAAGGAAATATGTGATGGCTTTACTGTTTACGATCATAATAAAAATACAAGAACTGTATATGGAAAACTTGATTCTTATTTGGTTGTTGAGGATTGGTTTTATCAATATGCTGATATGATTGTTTGCCATCCTATATCGTTCTCTTCTATTGAAGGAAGAACGGGTGTCATGGCAGTTGATTACTTTGTAAAACAGGGATATGACTTTTCTTCTTGTCTTGTAGCTCATACACATAAACAGGCTACAGGATGGAGATTTGGAAAGTATTTTGCTGAGATTGGTTGTTTGTGCTTTGAACAGGATTATTCCAATAGTGGAAATCTTAAATATGCTCCTTGTCAACAGGGTTATTCTATAATTACATTTACTAATGACAAATATGATCATAATGAAAGTAGGGTATATTCAATAGATGTCTAATGCAGTTATTAAAAAAAATACGTCTGCTGACAGACCTGTTCTTAAAGATAAGAACGATCTTATAAAATGGGTGAATGAACAAAGTGTTCTTGAAAAGGAATACCCTTGGTCTGAGTCGTGTTGGAATGATGCTGTTAATAAAGCAAAAGAGATTAAAAAGCTGAATAAAGAAGATAATGGTTCTACTTTGGTTAAAGGTAAACTTGTAGGAAAGAAAACTACAAGTTTTACCGAATCTCCTGCTGACAATTATTTTATTTTAAGAAAACTTCCGAAGTATAGGGAAGAAGACTTAAATAGACAAAGACAAGAAAAAGAACAGGTTTTAGAAGAAATCAAAAAGGAATTTGGAACTGCTACTGTTGGATCGTCTGGTGAAACATCAACTTCTTCTTTTGAAGAATGGATTAGTCTTTTTGACATTGATGATCAAAAATACTTGAGAAGTAGGTTTAATAGTTATAACAGTAACTACGAAATTACAAGTGCTTCTGACGAATCAATTCTTATGCAAATTCTTGCCGATGAACTTCTTTTATATAGAATGAATAAAGATATTGTAAAACCTAGCTATAAACCTCAACCGAATGACATAAAACAAAGAGATGTACTGAGTACTCAGCTTAAAAATCTTCTTAGTGAACAACAGTGGACTCAGAAGTCTCAAGGTAAAAAAGATACGGGTGAGAATCATTTTTCGTCGTGGTTGTTAAAATTGTATAATGAGGGGTATGTTACTCCTAAAATAGAAGTTGATCCTGACGAAGTAGACTTAATTATGCGAGACATAAGAAATACAATAGAAGACATGAGAATGTAGGTGTAACATTGGTTTTTGCATTAGAGAAAAATAAAGACAAGAAGACATTGTTTTTAACAATGGTCGGATATTATAAAAAGAGACCTGATAACTTTATTATTGAAGTTATGGGTATACGTTTAAACCTCTACCAAAGAATTCTTGTTAGAGGTTTTTTCCAAAATAAAATATCTATATGGGCTATGGGACGTGGACTTGGAAAGTCTTGGCTTGCCGCTGTATGTCTTGTAGCTTATTGTCTTTTGAATCCTAATACAAAAGCTGGTGTTCTTGCTCCTTCATTTAGGCAAGCTAAGTCTGTTATTAGAGAAAAAATTCTTGATGATATTGTAAACAGATCGCCTTTTATTAAAAATGAAATTAAGAGTTACAACTGTTCTGTTCAACAGGCAGAAATTGTATTTTTAAACGGTTCTTTTATCCGCGCATTTCCTATGGGAGTTGGTAATGAAGGAGAAACTATTCGTGGTGCTCGTTTAAATATAATACTTGTTGATGAATATGCATATGTCAACAAAGAAGTTGTTGATATGGTTATTACTCCTATGATGGTTGTTAAACGTAATTATAAGGTTGGAAACATTGAAGAAGAAAACATAGAAGAGTCAAATAAATTTTTAATGACTTCTACTATGAATTATAGATTTAATCATTTTTTTCAGGAGCTTAAAGCTGATTTTGAAAAATTATCAAAAGGAACTACTGAAAAAATCTTTGCAATTTCTTTAACATATGAAATGGGACTACTTGTTAGACTGTTTGATGAAGATGTTATTCGAGATGCAAAAACAAAAATGACTCAGGAACAATTCGACATGGAATACATGGCAGTTGCTCCAAAATTAGTAGATGGAGCATGGATATCATATGATGATCTCATGAAATGCTGTAATCTTGAAAATTATGAGACTTTTGGATATGAGAATTTTCATTATATTATGGCAGTTGACGTAGCTAGACAAGAAGGACAAGATAACACAATTATAATGATATTAAAACTCATATGGGTAAACGATCATTATGAACCAGAAGTTGTTTATATTAAGAGTCTTAACGGATGTAAGTTTGAAAATCAGGCTAAGACTATAAGAGAAATACTTATGAAATTTCCTACAACCCAGACTATATTTATGGACACTCAGACAATTGGACTTGCTCTTAAAGATGAATTAGCTAAACCTTATTTTGACGAAATCAATCAGTGTTGGAACAATCCTTTAATCGACATGAATGATGAAACGGCAATGAAAAATATCGCTGAAACAAATGGAATACCAATTATATATGGGATTAAGCCTACTGCTGAGATAAACCATAAAATGGGATACAGTGTTAAGAAGTATACACAGAAGCATTGGATTCACTTTTATGGTAATGAAACAGGCGATAATAAAGAAGATTTAACAATGGAGGAAAAACTACTGTTGAGGGAAACTCAATATATGTGTTCCGAAGTTATGTCCATGAAAACAAAAGTTAATGGACAATGGATCAAGTTTTACACTGACGATATTCTTAAAGATAGATGGTCGTGTCTTTGTTACGGATTATTTGGTGTTGATATCAAATATGAAGAAAAAATAGCAAGAGAGAAAAAAGGATCAAGAAAAGTAATCACAAAGAGGAGATTCAACGATGATAGAGAATATTAATACAGAAAACACAAAAATCGCTAGAAATATTTTAGCGACTTCTCAAAATCTTAACAACGGTCAAAATGTATATTCCAAATATTTTAATTCTACATTTCATGTAAATGGCACTCCAAAAAGATTTAAATTGGAACAATTTTTTCTTAATACTCAGGCAAATATACAAAATATTATAGAACTTAGCAAATATTACTATAATAAAAATGGCCTTATTATGAGAACTATTAATATCGAAAGAGATTTTGGTGCGGCTGGTTTTAGACCTGTATATCCTACTACTCATAAGAAAGTGAAGAAAATAATTGAAGACTATAACAAGAAAATTAATATCAACCAATTAATTAAAGATATGATTTTTGAACTCGCTCTTTCTGGAAATCTTATTTGTTATGATCGTGGAGATTGGATTGATATATATAACATTGGACAACAGGTTGAAATTAGTGATTATATATTAAACGGAAAACCTCTTGTTTATTATAATATATTAAACGAACTTAGTAATTATTATACTTCATTTGACACTTATGAGATTGATCCTAAGATTGGTGATACATATCCAGAAGAAGTATTTCAGGCAATGAAGTCCAGAAAAAGAAAAGCTATTTTGAATAACAGAAATTGTTATGTAGCAAGAATCAATGGTAGTAGATATGAGAAGTATGGAATTCCCCCTCTTCTTCCTGCTCTTGATGATCTTTCTCATAAGAATCTTATGACTGAAGCTGAGCGTTCTACTGCACTGTCTGTAATTAATAAAATTCTTCTTTTTCAAATTGGTGATAAAGATAATCAGCCTACTGACGATCAGATTACTTTCTATTCTGAAGCTCTTGGAACAAAAGACGGATCAATTGAAATGACAGTTCCATATTTTGTAGATGGAAAGTTTATTGAACCTTCTACTGAGGTATTTGCCGCTTCTGCTACTATACAGTCGAATATTGAAGATTCACTTCTTGGAACTCTTGGTATCTCACTCACTCTTATTAAGGGTGAAGGTGGTGGTACTTATTCTGAGAATCAAGTTAATCTTTCTGGTCTTACAAAAACAATTAATGCTATTCGTGAATTAATTAAACCGATTATTAATGATTTGTATAAAAAAGTATTACTTGAAAATAATATTCCTCTTGAGAACTGTCCTGAAGCTAACTTTGATGAAGTTGTTATCGATGCTTCTACTCGTAAAGAAATTCTTACTTGGTTGTTTACTACTGCTGGTCTTTCTTATGAGTCATTGTATGAAGGTCTTGGTCTGAACTATAACGAAGAAAAGTCAAGAAGAGATATGGAAAACGAAGAGAAACTTGAAGATATCTTTAAACTTCGTGAACAGCCTTTTCAGGGAAATCAAGGTAAGATTGGTGGTAATAACAGTTCTGATGGAAATACCAATTCTAAAGGTAATCCTGTTGGTGGTAGACCCACTAAGTCTGATAAGAAGTCTACAAATAATGATACACCTAGACCTTCGAGAAAATAATTATACATTTTTTGAAAATCAAAGTGTGTATATTAGTAGAAACGCTTAAAGGGGAACAATTATGAGTTTTCAGAACAATAGTTACGGAGTAGAGATAAAAGAAATTGCTTCTTCTGAAGAGGACGATTTAACAATTGTTGGATATATCGTTGGAAGTGAAGTTAATAAAAATGGTCTTTATGTTCCTCCTCAACTCTTACAAGCGTCTGCTGGTTATTTTTATGGAAGACCATTAAGAATCTTGCCTAACCCACTTACACTTAAACCTACTGGACATGGGCTTGATAAGACTACTGGAAAGTTTAGTAAAAATGTGCAAAACATTGGAACTGTTACTTCATCCAGTTTTGTGACAGTAGCAGACGATGAAACAGTAGAAGAGTATTATCCAAACGATATATTTGACGATAATAAAGATTATAGAATCTTATTTGAGGCTAAAGTTTGGAAAGAATATTATCCTGAATTGGCAGACATTATTCTTAAACTTCACAGAGAAGGTAACTTACGCTTTAGTTTTGAAGCGAAAGTTAATTATGAAACGACACAAGAAAATATCAGAGTTGCTACTGCTTTTAAAGGCATTGGAATAAGTATTGTTGAAAACCCTGCATTCGATGGTGCAAAGTCCCTCTTTGTAGCAGAGCAAGAAGGAAAAGAAGGAGAACAAGAAATGGATTACGAAGCTGAATACAATAAACTGAAACCTCTCTATGACACTGTTGTTGCAGAGAATACAACTCTTACTGCAAAGGTTTCTGAGGTTGAAGGTAAGGTTGCGACGCTTGAAACAGAACTTGCTTCCGCGAATACGGAGCTTGCGAACAAGGTTACTGAAGTTAAGGCTAAAGAAACTGAGATCGCTGAACTTACCCCGTTTAAGACGCAGTTTGAGGATGCTCAAAAAGAGAAAAACGGAAAAGCTAGACGCGAACAGCTTAAGTCTTTTGGTGACGATGTTACAAAGACAGATGTTGAACTCGCTGAAATGTCTGAGCTTGATTTTTCTAAATATGCGTTGGAAATGGCAACAAGTTCTATTAAGAGTGGCACTTTGAGACTTGGAAACTACAGTAATACTAAGGAAGAAAAAAAGGACATTGAAACTCTTAAGAAATTTATGATCTAACAATTTGGAGGAAAAAGCTAATGTTGCAGAAAAGAATCGATGAAAATACAATTCCGTATGGTAGTGCCGTAGCTGGTGCTGATCTTGTTAAGGGTACTCTTGTACAGATCACATACGTTGATAGGGTAGAGACTGCCGCTAAACCTGCTTCTGTTGCGGCTGGTGTAGTTAGGGGTTTTGCATTCCTGACCGTTCGTGATGATGAAGGAACTTACAAGACGAATGACACTATCAAAGCTGGAAGTCGTATGGTTGTTTATACGCTTGCTAAGGACGATGTTTGGGCTACGACTGAGTTTGTAGCAACAAATCTTACAGTTGGTGGTAAGGCTACATACAATACGGATGGAAAGATTTGTGCTATTACTACGTCTGAACCTGCCCTGTTTGAAGTTGAAGAGATTGAGACAGCCGCTAACTATTACACCGACAAACTCATTACAGTCCGTGTACTATAATTTGGAGGAATAAGATGAAGAATATTATTGAAATTGCCGAGAAATTCAAGGCACATGAGATTGATGCAGAGAATGCCGATTATGTAGAAGTCTCTGAAGCTATCAAGAATCTCTGGAAGACGAGTGATGGTCGTTTGGAACTTGCTCAGTATGTTTATGAGACTATTGAGAAGAGAATGATCCGTACTGATATCTCTCAGTATATTTTCCAGTACAAGACATATGGTCTTACTGATAAGCCTGTGTTTAAGGAGAGAAAAAAGGGTCTCAGAGCTTACTGGCTTGCTCCGAACTCCTTTACTCCTAAGTCCCAGAATTACGACGCTCAGTTTACAATGAGCTTCGATACTCTTTCTATTGCCCCTACGTGTTATCAGGACGATCTTTCTTTCGGTAAGGTTGAGTCTTTTGCTCAGTTGATCGCTGATGCGGCTGAGGCTATTCAGGACGCTATTGACATTCGTACTTATGCTGTTCTTGCTCAGACATTTAATGAAGCTACACAGCCCGATCAGTATACCGCTGTTTCTACTGCTCTTACTGAAGTTGCTCTTCAGGATTCTATTAAGCAGGTTCGTAAGTCTGGTTCTGCTGGTAAGATTTCCATTATCTGCCGTTATGGTACGGCTATGACGATTGCTGGTTTTACTGGTTATAAGGAACTTCAGCTTTCTGATGCCGCTAAGGATGAACTTCGTACTCGTGGTGTTATTGGAAGTTATCTTGGTTGTGCTGTTATTGTTCTTGAAGATGATTCTCGTGGTCAGATTCCTGATAATTACGTCTTTGTTGTAGCTGAGAAGATCGGTTATGCTGGTACAAAAACGACTAACAAGGTTGCCGCTTCTACTAATTCCAAAGACTGGTCTTGGACGATTAAGGCCGATTACGAAAAGGGTTGGGTTATCCTGCATCCTGAGTACATGGCTCTTATTGAGATCACCTAATTAACACTTGATATTTATTATGGATTGGTTAACCCCCTTGCGATAACATCAATAGGGGGCTTTAAAAGGAAGGAAAAAGAAAATGGGAAATCGTATTAAAATTGAAAATTGTCTTGTAGGTTCTGCTGTATATCTTAACTGTGAAGGTCTTTCGAAGGATGGTAGAACCATTAAAGTTCCAGCTAGAACAGAAGGAAAGGGACTCCCCTTTGTTTTTATTTCTGAAGATGAATTGTCTTGGCTTCTTGCAAACAGCAAAATCTTTGATAAGGGTTATGTAAGAATTGCGGAAGGTAGTGAAATTCCTGAAGGAATTAAAGAGGAAATCCCGACTGAAAAGTCTGTTACTGTTCTTGATATAGATGCTATTTTGAAACTGTCAGCTACTAAGTTTAAGGCAGAAGTAAGTAAGATTGATCGTCCTGACATTATTAAGGAAATGCTTAAGAAAGCAGAAGAGATGGATGTAGGAGTTAAAACAATTTCTGTCCTTAAGGGTAGACTTGGTGAAATCCTTCCTTCATTTGACTTTTCTACAGAACCCGTTGCCGAATAAGGAGAACATAAATGACAAGTTTTACAGAGATTGCAGACTTAATGTTGATATATGTTCCTACTGACTATAAGGTAGATAGTAGTGAATTGATTGACATTGTAAGACTTGGCTTACTTCAATATTCTATAACCACAAAACAAACGTTTACTTATACTGATTCTTATAAGGACTCTATTACACAAGATATGGTAGAAAAAGAGCAATTTGTTGTTGCTCTTTTCTCCTATCAGGTTTATCTTAAGAGACTTCTTGATGAACTGAATAGAGGAGCTATTAACTTCAAGACTATTACATTTGAGGTTTCTACCTTACAAGAACGAGTAAAAGCGGTTCGTAATATGGTAAAAGATAATGAAGAAATGTTAAAGTCTACATTCAATTCTTTTGTAACTTCTGGTGAATTCAAAGGAACTGTAAGTTCCCTGTTGGGTGTTGTAAAACAGGTAGGGACAAAAGATTATACGGGAGCGTGGGACTTGTGACAGAGGAAGAGAAAAAGGAAATATCGAGAAGACTTTTTTATATATTAGACGTGGCAGAAGTTCTTGTTGGTAAAGAGAATAAAGATTTTTATTTACTTCGATCCAGAATTCTTGATTTGGCAAATGATGTAAAGAGGATGTAAATATGGGCTTTAATTTTGCTAAAACATTTGAAGAGTCACGTAAAATTTACGAATCTGTATTGCAGGATGATAACATAGGAATTCCAATTCGAATTAATAAAAATAATAAAAATATTTCCAAAACTCTTGCTAAGGATTTTGAACAGACCGCGATAAGAGTACAAAATCAGATTTTACAGTATTGTTTACAAGCAACTTTTTCTATTGCAACGCTTATATCTCAGGGAGATTATGTAGAAATATTTGATCTTGGAACTAAAATAACAAGTAGTTCAGTTCCAATTAAACAAGGCATTGTGTATTCTACAATAACTGCTGATCCCGTTTCTAAGATATGTAGTATCCTTGTTTTTAATGCTAGTGCTACACGTTATAGGGATAAGGAAAATTATAATCAATACGGAGAAGTAATTTCTAAAACTCCTAATGCAAAGACTGGTATTCCGATTTATCTTGAAAAAGCTACATATCGTAAAGTTGATTATGGAGTCGGACAAGCAAGAGAAATTACTGCTACACTCTATGCTCATAAAGACGAGGATATTCAGTGGCAAGATATTATAGAATATGAAGATCAGAAATATAGAGTAGATAACATAGACGATATTCGTAAAAACAATCTGATTATTGCTGACTTATCAAACTTCATGGAGTAATAAAATGTTCGACAAAGAAGCGTTTATGGCCGACATGTTCATGGAATTGATTAGAATATGCGACGAAGAGTCAGAAAAAATGAAGACTAGGTTGGTTGCAGAGTTTGGATATTTCGGTGATGAATGGTCAAAAAGCAATATTCGCTCCGGAAATAGCATTATAACTGCATTTGAGACCGAAAATGTGAGAGCTTTTATTACTGAGTTTGGTTCTGGTTCTTTAATGGCTAATGCGTCTGAAAATCCGTTCTTGGAAAAGTACATTAATGACCCTATGGCTTTTAATACAGATCGTAAAGCAAAGGGTATGAAAATTCTAAGAAGAGGTAAAGATCCATATGATACGTTAAACTGGGAAACTGGTATCAATGAATATATATATGAACCTCGTGGTGGTTCTGAACCAAAAGGTCAAAGTCTTGAAGGTGTTAAAATAGGTCGTTGGAAAAATGGATCTATGACAGTTCAACCACGAAAGGGAAATTTCATATTACGTCGCCTATTAGCTGAATATAAAGAGAATGTTATGGAGAGGCTTGCAGAATGGGTAGAGAGTGATATCTGCCAATACTGGATTAATGTGGTGAATTAAATGCTATCTATTGAAGAAATTTATAAACTCTTGTGGACACAGTTAATTAATAACAGTACATTAATGGAGTTGATGGATATTGTTCCTTATACGGGTTCTTATCCTCCTCTTGAAACAGAACTTGACACATGGAATACATTTATTACAGCTTGCAGAACTCAGATTTTTGAAGGTCAAAACTCTGATGATGCTTTAACAAATACAAAGACAAAAATACAAATCACTGAAGGTAGAAATAGTATCACGCGACCTACCCCATACGTGGGAACGGAAACTGATTACTACTACATATATTCTTGGGTAACTAAGGAAAATAACCGGAACAATCGTAAGACTCTAAAGATTGCAGACGAACTAATTAAGAGTCTCGATGCAAAGCAAAGGCAGATGCAGGGTTTGCCTCCAATTTACATCGGAGCTGGAGAATTAATGGTCTACAACCGCGATCCATATGCACAGGTTGACGCTCGTGGATGGGATTGTTATGGAGTAATATTTAAAGTATCATATATTGTTTAACAAATTTAGGAGGAAATTAACCTATGAATGAAATTCTTTACGGTGTTGGTCGGTCTGTTATTGAGCCGTTTTCTGGCACAGGTGACATTATCGCCGCAGGTGAACTTAAGGACGCAAACGTATCCTCGTCTTACTCTATGGAAGATGTAACAGGTGGTAACAAAATGTTTCCTCTTGCTTCTTTCTTGAAGGATAAGACAATGAAGATTAGTGCTACTAATGCTAAGTTTAGTATCTCTTTGATTCAGTATCAGGACGGAGTTACTAAGGCCGCAAGTGCTAATGCTATTACCGATGTTCTCACTTTCCGCAT